TTTATCTTTTACATATTCTAAAATTTCAAAGACAAAGTTTTCTGTTCCGTGTTTGTTCCATGACCTTTGTAAATATCTATTGCCGTGTTTGTTATGTTTGAGTTGGTGCCTATGCTGGGACCACCTTGTCTTTATATTAACCGCACTTCCGATATAGAATTTGCCATTAATAGTATTTTTAATTATGTAAATCCCGGAATTCATATAGCCTCTCCTTTATAAGTAAATAGTTTATGAATGGGTTTTTACTTAGGAGTATTTATGCGAAATCCAAAATCATCAACAAGCATAGATAAAAAATAACTGGTACCGGAAGACACACAGGCCAAGATAAACATATTTGTTAAGGATACTTCGTAGTTCCACAATTCTGTGTATGGTGAAAGGAGTACCATGAACCATCCAACATGAAACGACATACACAACGGGCAGTGAAATAAAGTATTCCATTTCTTTGAATAATCTTTTTCAGGTCGCAGATCTTCAAATATCTTTCCATAAACAATAATAAAAGTCATGCCATAAGCAGCAAGAATAAAATGTAATAATTGCATAGACCCTCAATAATTATACATTGAGTTATAGAATGGGGAAAACAATCCCATGTTAACCATTGATCCCTTCTTCGCCTTTTCCGGAACTTCACCCAGTTTTGTTGAATCTTCTTCCGTAGGTTCTGTGAAGTAGTCATCCATCATTTTCTCATAACCTTCTTCTGATTTAAGATAAGGCATTTCCTCCTTAACCCATTCAGCGATGTTTACCAGCGTACTCTCTATGGGGTCAAACTTTTTAGAATCTAAAATCTTCGCTTCTAGTGATCCGTAAATATTTCCGCCTTGTATTGAATCATGCCCCACAATCCCTTTCGTTCTTAAATGATCAAACAGTCTAGACTCTGCTCCGTATACCTTTTCTGTTAAAGTGCTTTTTGCGAATGCTATAACTTTCTTTTGTTCTTTTAAGACTATAATATCAATATCACTATGATCAAAAATCATAAAGTCTCCGTTAAGAGCCTCACGAACTTTTAGTTCAAATACATGTACGAAAGAACTATTATCTACAATGTTGACTTTGATTGACTTATTAACGTCAACGTCTATAGAGCGATCTTTTTTATCGCTGTTTATTGTAACTTTAACTGTCATTAGATAGTTCCTCTACCAAGTCTTGAATAAAGAAGAGTTGTTTTACCATCTTCTCATCAATCGGTGATTTCTTAAATTCATTAAGCTTGATTAGCACCTTTCTAGAGTTAGTTATTTTGCTGTTGCTATATTTGGATTCGTTAAGTTGTATCAGTGCGCCCAATACAGATTTAAGCCGACCAATTTCCTCATTCATAAAAGACTTTAATCCAAGCCCATTATCAGAAAAGGAAGTTATATAATTAGTTAAAAGCAATTTTTGATTTTCTCTCAACGATTTATCATAGGTTTCATTGAACTTGTCAACAAATGTTCGGTAAGTTAAGTTATCGATGTGTATCATTTTATCACTTGTTTTTGTTTTAGGAACAATAATACTTAACACTTTATTCTCAACCAATAATCTTGATTTTGCACTTAAACTATCAGAAGAAAACCATTGGCCAACTGTTGCGATGTTCTTATAATTCTGTACAAAATTTGCAAAAACAGAATTTGATAAATTCTTATTAATCGCTTCTATTAGTTTTGTTTGAGCGTTGAAAACTTCTTTGCGGCCTAAATTATTAAAATCTTTCCTTGTTTCTTTTAAAAATTTAGAGGAAAACTCCTGAGTCATGCTGTCCTTGTTTTCCAAGATGGAATTGTAAATTTCCAACTCTTTCTTTAATATGGAATTTTTCCCAAAACTCTCTTTAATAATATTTATAATTAATGATTTTCTTTGATTGTCCACTTTAATGATAGACATTGTCAATTCTTTAATTAAAGATTCGTAGAGAAAAGCGGTGTTTCTTTTCTTATTGTGCTTCATCTTCTTTTACCTTTGTTTTTAATAGATTTTCAATCAATAGGTCAACCTGTCGACTTGTATTAAATAGTTTCTCTTCTTCTAAATCGTTATGGCTTTTTGATTCCACAACTCCCCGACCTAAAGCTTTTAGTGGATTAAATCCCGGATTTGTTGTTCTAGAAGTATTTCCATACTCACCTGTTGCTTGATTTTTCATTTGTTTTTTAAATCCGCCTTTTGAATAAGAAGATTTGTGCCTTTTATATTTTCCGCGCTTGTATTGAGGATCATCTGGTCTTTTCCATTTTGTGTCATCTCGCTTTGCTGGAGGCTCTGCGAGTATTATATCCTCTTCTTCGTCTCCTCCACCCTCATCTCCACCGAGATCTCCCAATTCATCTGTACCTCCGAGATCTCCTAAGTCATCTCCTCCACCAAGATCGCCCATGTCTTCATCTCCTCCGAGACCTCCGCCCATGCCGCCATCGCCACCTTCTGCGGGCTGACCTGCGGCTTCTAATGAGGCCATGAATTTTTTATCATAATACATCTCTCTCTGCATTCTTAAGAACTCCTCTTCGGAAATACCAAACATGTTCTCGGCAACCCATCTGCGAGAAAAGTATCCTTCTGTGGCGTTTGCAGCAACGGAGAACTTCTTATCCCATTGTTCGAGTTCTTGGAGTTCTGCGATTTTGGAAGGATTGTTTAAACTTAATTTAAATGACAGTAGGTCATCCTCTCGAAAACCCAAAGTAAAGAGGTGTATAATCGCAACCTTTTCAAGTTCGGAGATAACAACTCGTTGAAGTCTTTGGATGGTCCGTGCAAAACGAATGTCTTTTTGCGCCAAAGTGGTTTTGTCCTCTGATGCTCCATCGCCCATCGTTAAATAAGATTGGGGAATTTTAAGAGCGGAGAACAACTTATCTCTAAGATATTTTACGTCATCAACCGTACCAGTAAACTGACCACCTGCTAGATTTTGTATATCTGTATTTGAGTTCCCACGAATTGGAATGTAATAATCTTCTTCAATTGACATTGGGTTATACCTCAAGTCCAAACGACCTGTCGTAGGATCTACCACTTGATTTCGTTTCATTTGTGTCATGACTTTTTGCATGTATTGTTCAACATCTTGTGGAGGAATGTTCCCAACGTCTATTTTAAAAACTCTTCTTTCGGGGGAACGAACAATACGATACGCCATCATTGCATCTTCTAATAGAGTAAGTTGTCTCCAGATTCTCCTAGAGGCTTCTAATACAGATGTTCCATACGGAGCAAACTTATCATTGCCGAGAATTCTAAAGTGTGCCATCTGCCAATTTTCTAAGGTCATGCCTCCGGAATTCCATTGAAATTGTACATAGTTGGGATTACTCTCATCTTCCCCTTCTAATCTTTCAACTTCTTGTGGCGGAAGCCCTATAACAGTTTTTATTCCAAAACCATCTTCAACGTCTAAGTACAAAAACAAATCACCATATTTACACATGGTTCGACACCAACCGAATAAGTTATGATCTATGTTTAGAATATCTTTGAATAAAGTTGAAACAACTGTTTTAATTTCTTCATTCGAACATTTTATTTTAAGCATCGGACTAATTGCCGAATGTGTTGTCATCTCATCAGCATAAATATCCATTGAGGATGCAATTTCCGGAGTATATTCCATTTGATCGAAGTCAACGTATCTCTCTACCCTGTTCCGGTTGGAGATCATATTGGCCGCTAAGACAGTCATTGGGTTATATTCTGATTTCTTAAATTGTAAACCGGATGCGCTCTTGAACCTGCTAGAATATTTATCTAAATGTCTTCTTCTTAGCTGTCTGCCTGTTTGAGTATTCCTCTGTGTGAGGGGACTTGAAAATAATCTAGTTAAAGATTTAAACAATTTGTTGTCTTCATTATAGGGATTCTTACCTAAATTTCTTTTTCTTTTTGCCACTTATTTATCCTTTGAAAATCCAAGCGAAATGCTTTGGTATTGAGAGTTCTTCTTCGTATTTAGTTGCGAAATCTTGATTATAACCTTCTTGGCCTTTAATCGTTGTATTCATCTTGCTTGTCTTCATAAACATCCCGTCTAACATTGCTTTTTTATATTCAGTATCTTTTTTGTTAACCGTTAAAGCAGTGTCTCTGACCCAGCACATGATAGCCATCGCCATGATAAGATCATCGTGATAAGATCTCATTGCTTCTGGTTTTCCGTTGTTCCAGATAAAAGTACGAAATTCGTTGAATGCCCTAGAAGAATAAGTCTTAAGAAGTTTGTTTCTTATAAATTCTTCAAGCTTCGCAATAACCAAAGGTCTCGTTTTAATAGAAGTTGTAAATCCGGGTACCGCGTTAGTCATATGCTCCCCTTGTGCTTGATCTACGAACTCATGAGTTCCTTTAATTGAGTAATAAAGATTTTGATATCCCAATGTAATTAGTTTTTCCAAAACCGAAATGCCTATTCCATTATTCTCAACCACTAAAAGGCAATCTCCGTATTCCGTTGCAGCAGAATAAATCATTTGAGCATACATGTCTAAGTTTGGCTTTCCCTGATACTCCGCAACGATTTCCATTGTTTCTAATTTTAAAATGTGAAATACAGAATTGTCAGCCCCATCGCCTCTAGCAACATCGGCAACAAGCAAATAAGAGTTGCCCTCTTGGAACTTCTCCCAAATCCAAAAATTTCTATCATAACCTGTCCTATATTGTGGTTCTCGTATACTTTCATGAAGCCATGCTATATCATCAGCATGTATCACTGTGTCACCGGACGTATTGAAATTACATTCTAATTCCTGTGCAATTTGTCTACGAGACATATTTTTTGTTTCTTTGTTAAACCAATCCCTATCTCTCTCCGGATGTACCTCCCATCCCAAACGAATCGGTTTAAAATCATTTTGATTCTCCTCAGCGTCAACATAGGTTTTGTGAAACCAGTTTCCGACACCATTCGGAGTTGAGAGAGCAATACAGCGTCCACCAGTGGACAATGTGGGATAGAGACCAGTCCACAGTTCGCCAAGCCCATCGATGTGTGCAGCCTCGTCAATTACCAATAATGATAGTGCTTCCGAACGACCCGCGTCTCCGGAGGTCGAAGCGGCTTTAATCTGCGATCCATTTGACAATTCAAATGAAGTCCTGTTGTCAACTTTAATCTTTGCAACTCTCATCCAGTCCGGAAGATAGTTCATTATATTCTTAACTTTCTTTACAAGATTTGCTGCTGTTGCAAACTTGGTTGCAATAACAAGAACATTTTTGTCTCGATGGAACAGCATTAACCAAACGCAATAAGCAGCCGAGATCGTTGAAATCCCAAGCTGCCGGGCTTTTAATATAACAGTAAAGCGGAAATCATTGAAGTCGTCAATGAGATCGTCTTGGTATGGATAAGTTTGAAATGGAATTAATCCTTTCATCGGATGAGAGATTCGGCAATAGTTGTTTATGAAATACTTGGGATCTTTCCCGGATTTCACAATTTCCTTTACAATTTCTTTCTTCGATAATTTAAATGCCATTTCATTTTTTCTAACTGTTTTCTTTGTAGAAGTTTATAAGATCATAGTCCTCGATGAGTTCAGAAACCTCATCCGGAGAGAGATTTAAACTAGCAGGAATTGCCTCCACTATTGCGCTGTGCATACCGTCGGATACATCTTCTGTATCATAATCCATCTCTTCCATCAATGCTCCAGAGAGACTCGCAATTACATTTAAAATCAATGCGGCTAACAATACTTTTTCAACTGGACTCTTCGAAGATTTAACTGGTAACTGTCTGTCTCCATTATCAGGTGAGTTCTCTTGTTTTAAATATCTGTTTAGAAACAACAAAACAAGAATTGTAGCAGTGCCCTCATTGAGAGTCTGGGCTTGCATTTCTTCTTTTATTAATTTCTTTAAAAGTTTCGCTGTTAATTTCATTTCTTATTGGCTCCTTTTTTTATTTCTTCATTACTTGGTCGTTTATCCGAGAATTGCTCTAGAAACTTCCGAGTAACATCACGATTTGGAGTATCTGATTCTATTTTATCTATCCCGCCGATCTTATAATGTTGTTGGGCTTGAACCCAAGTTCGGACTCTAGAAGTTGATTGTACAAGAATGTTGGACTCCCCTTCTTTTGTGAGAGCAACCGATTTTCCTGTTATGGTTTTGTATTCCTTTTGAAGAAACTTTTTAATTTCATTTAACATTCTATCCATGTCACCTTCAAATTTCCCAGCATAAACTTCTTTAAGTTTAACTTCGCCTTGATATTTGATGCACAACATGTTTCCATAAAACTTAACTGAAAAGCCATCCATAACACGCTTATCGTTGATTAGGTGCCCTTCTTCTCTTTTCAGACCAGTTTTCTTTGCAACGCCATCGGGTGCAAAATTTTCATCTTGAACTCCGTCATAAGCGTTTGCGGCTGCTTGTGCCAATCCTTGTATAATTTCTATTGTGTTTGAACTCATTATTTATCTTCCTTAATAAAATATGCATCTAAAGCATTCTTTGCATCTGCTCGACTGCCGTAATAGGTACAATCAGCATCGTCTTCTTTTTTGCTCCGACCCCAACATTTTCCTGTTTTGTTGGAGACGACAATCCAGCCTTTCTCTCTTTTTTGAATACACCCATCATCGGGGCATCCCCCCTCTTCTAAAACCATTTCCAATTCTTCATAAATTATTTTTTTAAGTTGTTCTCTTGATAGTTTCATTTGAAGGTCTCCAGCCAGATTTCCATCTTTCTTCTCGATCTTCTATCCATTGGACATAGCACTTATAACAACATTCAAACTTTGTCATATAGACATCATCTTTTGCCTTAAAGGAATAAGAACTACAAACAGGACACGAACGATTAGAATTCTTCATAATTAGTTTCTTGGGAATTAAAACTCCATTAACCTGTTGTTTATCATAGTCTTCTTCTGAGATTGTCTTCTCGTGTATTTGTTTTAATTGTGCGAGATATTTCTTTTCTTTTTCATCATCCCAATCTTTTTGTGGGTGTTGTACGGTTTCTTCTCCGTATTTTTCTGCGATTGCTTTTTCTACTTTTACTGCGTAGTTTGGATCTTTTTGTTTCATTTAACTCCTCTTCTGGTTTTTTAAGCGGCCCTTTTATAAATTCTCTGTATTTCTTCTCACACTCAACATCCTCTCTAGGAGTTCCAATTGGTGCTGTGAAGTCCCATGCACCATGTTGTGACCACGAATCACACTGATTTTGCTGGTTTGTAGTAATACATCTAAGTTGTTTTTGGTTAGCTAAAACATTTCCATCTAATACGGGAAAATAAAAAGCAATGCTTCTTATAAGGAAAGGTGTATCGTTAATCAAATCAACATATAAATCTTGACTGCTCAACAGTTCTTTGATACCTAGAGATTCAATTGAAGGAGAATCGAAAGGAACGTTTTTGTACAAAACCCTTATCGAATGATCAATACCCAAATCATCAATCCCAATCTGCTCACCGGTATCCCTTTGTACTTCGACTCCTTCAATTCCTTTAAATTGTTCCATAAAAAACTCTTCCGGTATTCCCCCCTCTTCAAAATCATAATGGTCAAATATCAAATCGATACTTCCCACGCAATCGGGTGGAGTCATGTTTTCTAGGTTTTTATCTGGATAGTTTTGAAGCTCATAATCTTGACAGGCTGAACCCAATCCAGCAATACCTATGGCGCACATTCCCTGTATCAATCTTCTTCTCATGGGATCAGGGAGTTTTTGCACATCCTCTGGTTTCTGGAGACCTAAAGAGGACTTTACCTTGTCACTTAATTGGGAGAACCAATTCTCTAGAAGAACATTTTCTAGTTCCTCTTTTATGATGTT